TTCAATGTTGCCATCACCTATTCCTCTAACAGCATCTGCTGTCATTACAAATTCGTTTTTACTTAACATAGCAGGTACGTCATCTGCTTTTTCTTTTATACCAACTGGTACAAATCCACCAGTTTCTCTATAGTCTCGTTCTATAGTGCCAGCTTTATTCATTCTCATTTGACCCATAGGCATACTTTGTAAGCCACCCATAGCTGATTCTTTTCTTAATAAAAGACGTTTTATGTCTCTGTCTGGATCATATTTATTTGGTTCTCCTTTTGGCTTAGGATATTTTATAGGGTTGCCATCTTTATCATATTTAATCATGTAAGGACCTTTTATCATAAATTCTTCCATGTCTTTTATTGATAAAGACTCTAATCCTTTTTTAGGTGTACCTTTTTCAAAACCAATTCTACCACCTTCTGCTCTATACTCAGCTGTATTAACTGAAATAAATTGATTTACTTCGTCATCACTAGCATTAGGATTTAATCTAGTATAATAGTCTTTTAAATACATACTTAATTTTTCTGGGTCTTGTTTAATTTCTGCTACTTCAGTTTCCCCTATACCTTTACTACCTAAGTAAGTAGTAAACCCAGTTAATAAACCTAGTTTAGTGCTTCCTTTTAGATTACCAAATTTTTCCACAAGACTACCTACACCCGGTAAATTACTTAAAAAACCTTTGCTTCCTCCAATACCAGGTATACCAAATTGATTAATACCTAAACCTAAAGCTGCTATACCTAAAGGAGATTTAGCTATTTTAGCTACACTTTTAACTGCTCCTTTAATTCCTCTACCAATTTTTTTTACGAAGCTTCCTAAGCCGTACATTTGTCTAGGTTGTTGCATGTTTGAAATCGCCATAATTTAAATATATTTATACTGTTAAGCAGGCGTAGAAATCCTGTAATATAATAGTTTATTTGATTTTTTTGTCTTCGTCAATGGGTTTTACAGGCCTTGTACCTTGATATAAATCATCAAAGAAACGACCACAGTATTGGAACTCTCCAACGTGTGTAATAGCATCCATTACATAGACATATACTTTACCACCCATATCTGTCCATCTTTGACAGAAACCAAAATCTTCTCCAAAATAACGTTTAGTTTTAGGATCATGCATAGTATCAAATAGATTCCACATATTAAGTTTTTTTTCTTCTTTACCATTAATATAGGTAGATTGAAATATCTCTAATTCAGGGTAGTGTTTTATCATTTTTTCTAGCACTTCTCTTTTAATTAACATGCATCCTGTAGGAGCATGAGTTACTTCTATCAATCCTTTTTTGCTATGTATGTTAGTAGAATCTTCTACTTTTAATGGGTAAGTATAACCAGCTTTCGCCAAATCTTTTGCAGAAGTAATAGCGTCTTCTTTAGTTTGCACTCTTCTCCATATCTTATCCCAATCTAACATCTTCATAGGATAAGGACACGCAATAACATCTTTATCTGCATCTAACATTTTAAATATAGTAGATGATTGAAAGTCTATATCTGAATCTATAAATAATAAATGTGTGTAACCATCCTCATGATTTAAGGTTTCAGCTACACACAAGTTTCTACCTTGAGTAACTAAAGAGGATTTCATCAAAGTAAAACTAACTTGTATTTTTCTCTGCATACAATCTTGTTGAAATTTTAAAACTGATTGAGTGTAATGCATTGAAGTGTCACTATGACAAGGAGTACATACCATAATTTTATATGGTGAATGAGAACCTATATTTATTTCTGTGACGCTCGTATCGTTTTGAGTAAACCAGATGGGTTCATTGTTAGCGCCTTGCGCTTTATTACTTTTTTGCATTTATAGCTCCTTGTAAAAATCTTGTCCAAGCTGATCCTATTTTACTCCAGTTGTAATATATATTAGCGTAGTGAGATTGTGATTCTATGTGATTATGTATTTGTGGTTCATGTAGTGTGTTAGCAGCAGCTTCAATACCATAACCAAATTTACTAGCTAATCTTTTATAATTATCATCAAAAGGAATATACATTGGAAACTCCGCACCTGTTTCAAAGATAGCTCCTAAGTTTGTTGTAATACAATATAAACCTCCAGCCATAGCTTCTAATAAAGATATACAAAAAGTTTCTTCAAAAATACTAGGATACACATACATATTATATTTATGCATATTGTCTGTAATATAATTATTAGGTCTATAACCTAAATAATTTACATTAGGTAATTTTTTTGCTTGTTCATAAAGTTGTGTATAATTATGATCATTTTTTTCAAAAAAATCTTTTCCGTAAACTTCGGTAGATGAATAAACATCTAAAGTAATTAATGGATTCTTAACTAATTGCATAGCACCTAGTAATACACTTAGTCCTCTCCAAGGTGTATTTTGATGGATAATTCTAATAGGCTGACCTTTTTCGTATGGTTTGGCTTTTTGTATTTTTTCAATACCATTTTTAATTACCACACATTTTTCTAATGGTAATCCAAACATCATTCTAAATTTTTCAAAACTCCAATGTGAATTAAATACATACCAATCATATTGTTTGTGATTGTTTTTATCTTTAAACCATGGATGTAAATTAGGTTGATCCCAAGAATTTTTTTGCCAAAGTATATTTACCTTATTAGGATCAATTGGTACCTTACCTGGAACACTTGTACAGATTTGTACTTGGTCTAATAATTTTTTGTCTACGTATTTTTCTAAATAACTAAATTGTAATTCAGTTCCACCCTTAGGTGTTTGATTTCTTATTATCATTTTGTTTATTCATCACTTTCTGCATTAGGTCTAATCCTTTAGGAGAAACCTGAACTGTAACATCTTGTACAATATCGGGTCCTTCTACTTTCTCTTTAAACACTTCGTTTGTTTTTGTATTTCTATAAGTTGTTATAGTCGTACAATCTATTTTATATATATTATCCGTTTTCATTCTCTCTATTTATTAAAGCATAACTTATCAGGCCTTGTATTTTACTACTTCCTGTAGCTGCTTGTACAGTTATAGCATCACCTGCTTCTAAATTCAAGCCCTCAGGTGAGGCATTTATTTGTGATTTAGCTGCTACGTCATCTCTAAAAAATTCATATTCAGTATTAGAATCTGATGAATCAACAAAATTCATATTTACTAAGATAGCTGATGATGCATCATTGTTTGCACAATATATACTTTTAACTATAATTGATCCATCAACAGGGCAGGTAAGCACTGTTGCTTTAGCTGTATCAACTTGTTTAAAACCTTGATTTTTATAAAATATACTCATGATAAGAAATAATTAAATGCATCTTGTTCATTTTTTAAGTCTTGTTGAAAAGAAAAATTAAGTTGTTGTTTCATTGTGTTTAAAGACTCAAGTATTTGTCTTTGGTTTTCTACTTCATACTCTGGTTTAGGTTCAGGTATATAGTTACTTATCTTTGCCATAACATCTAAGCTAACTCACCTGTAGATCTAGTTCCATATGTTTCAATTGCTTTATTTATTTGTTCTTGTTCAAATGGACTTAACAAATCATATTCTTTTCCATATAGTTGATTGCCAACTGCATTTTGAGAATAGTTGCCGGCAAACATATATTTTGGTTCGTTAGATGTTGGTAAAACATTAGCCTCTGGATCATCAGGAGTTCCATAAGGTGATACATAACCTTGATCTGAAGTTCCATAAGGAAGACCAAAAGCAAAGGCTGCATTGGAATCTATTATACCTCTATCTGCAGTTCCAAATTCATTCGTTAAAGCTGTATTAAATTGTGGGGATTGTCCAAACTCATTTATTAAACTTGCGTTAAATTGTGGAGATTGTCCAAACTCATTATTAATATTAGGTTGAGATGTTACTCCCATTCCTGGAAAAGAATTAAAATTCTTTCGGAATAATTTGTCCGTTATATTAGGTTGTGCTAACTCATTTATATTAGGTTGCGCTAACTCTTTTATAGTCGTAGTTAAGTCGTTTCTTAAATTACTACCTCTCGCACTATCTACATCTCTCGCAGTGCTAGGCAGATAACCTTTAGCCAATAATTCATCTATCTTAGCCTGTTGACCTGGAGTAAAATCCACAGTCTTTTTAGTAAAGTCACCAAAACCAATTTGATTAAATCCCCTATCTTTTGCAGCAAATAATTTATCTAATCTATTTTGTTGTCGTTTATCATACATTTCTTTTTCAAATTGTTTTGTACTCATAGGAGTACCATCAGGATTAGTTCTTCCAAGTTTGTCCCCTATAAATTTCATTCCTTTTTTAGAAAAAGCTAAACCAAGACCTGGGATACCCATAGCAAATCCAAGTAGAGACGCTAGTAATTGTCCTATTCCTCCACCTCCTCTTTGAAATGGATTTGGTTTTACATCAGGTGCTTTCTCTGCCGCTGATTGTCTAGCAAGTCTGTTTAATTCTATTCTTCTATTATCTCTATCTGCTTGATCTTGACCTTCTTTTTGTCTTCTGTCTACAGTTTTATTAGCTCTTGACGCAGTGTTAGTTCCCATCTGTCTATCAAAACTTTTTGAAAAAGAAGTAGTAGAAGCATCTGCTCCTCCACCTTGAAAATTTTTTCTACTAGTTATTCTTTTATCTATCATTATCTTCTACCATCCGGTTGCGCATCAACTCTAAGTGTACCATATCTCCATGACTCACCTACAGCGTCATTTGAAATTTTAAGAGATACTAATCTACCCCTTGCTCTAGTATCTACTTTATCAGTAGAGTTTGTAATTGTAAAGGGTCCAAGTGGTGAACTAACCGCTGTATCATCAGGGTAAGAACTTACAAATAATGTGACTGTGGCATCTCCCCGTAAATATTTAAAATCAGGTATAAATCTTTTAACTGACATAAAGAACTCTCCATCTCCTCTATAATCAACAACCCCTGTCGCCTGACCCAATGCACTTTTTCTTGAAGTAATATCATAGTCTCCAGATTGTATAAATGCATCAATAGACGTGGTGCCCGAACTGTTTATTTGATCATCACCTACTTCGTGAGCATAATATATAGAGGCTCCGTATTTGTTAGTTATACCAGATATGGCAGAAAATACTGGGGTTGCACTATCGTCATAATCTGTAGCATAAGGTACTTGAAAGACACCTTGGTCTTGATAGGTAGTTCTATCTAATGATGAAGTTGTAAATACATTTTCTGAATAATTGTATGTAACACATCTATCAATCTGAGTTGAACCTGCTTTAGGATAAAACCAATTTATTTCTGTGTACAAAGAATTAGGCGCAGAATAAATAACATCTGCCGAATTATAATTTAATCCTAAATTATCCCCATCAGTTGAGTATACAAAATCTTCTACAAGGCATGGTAAAGATTTAACTGTACCATCATATACAAAAAAACCACCTTCACCTGACATCCACCACACAGCTCCATTTGCATATGACATTGCATGTTGACCAATACATCCACAGTTAGTACCTACTTGTCTAACAGAGAAAGTAAATGGTGGACCAACAAATTGAATTACATAAGCAGCTAAATCAGTTGTTACAAAAATATAATCTTTACCTTGTATGGCTGCTCTAATCTCGTTACCTGTATCTAATCTAAACGTACCTGCAGTGTTGGTTGCTGTAGGTGCATATGTATTTAAATCTTCTTGATTAGAAAATCTTACAA